TGAACTTCGCTATATTTGCTATTTTTGCTTTAATTGCTTTATTGTTGTTCTTTAAAAAGAAGAATATTTATATCATGTCACATAATAAAATAATAATGAAGAAGATTAACTTAATAAGTTATTATATAATTGAATTATTATATCACAAATTCAAAATTAATAATTGTGTATATTTAATTGATGGTTTAAAAGGTGGTATGCATCAAAATACAAATAAAACAGAATATAAAGATAAAAAAGATGGATATAAGAAAAATGATCATGTTGAATTTTATATAACTAAACCAAGACGTAATGGACGTTTAAATATACCTGAAATTAAAAATAAAATTATGAATGATAAAGAATATATAAAAGAATACATTGATGAATTTAGAGACTCATTCAATCTAAATCAATTTAACTATGTTAATGAAGAAATTGATGTGGATCAACAATTTAATGATAACCATACATTATATGTCAATTTAAATAATGACCAACCTGATGATTATGTTAAAACTAACGTAACTAAGATAACAAGACAAAATATAGATGCTGCTAAATTAATTGGCGATATTTCGGTGAAATGTTTTAAAAAATATGGAGAAGGTTATATTAAAATATATCCAGCTTCAGAAAAAATTAAATATGTTGGAAAGGAGAAAAATTTTGTTAGAGTTATTTCTTATGGTACTACTATAAATAATAATCAGATGAGTAATAAAATCAATATTTGCGATGATCTTCTTGCAATTAAAGAATATAGCAAATTAAATACCCGATTAGAAAATGATTCAACGAATAGGCATGATGTACTCGGAAAATTGAGAGCAATAGAAGAAAATTATGTTAAAAATGAAATTAAAAATACTTATGGTGGATATATGTTTGTTGGTGTAGGTGAAAATTTAAAAAGATTTGATGACTTTCCTGGTATGTACTATAATCATGCTGATGATAATGATGCTTATGACAAAATACGAATTACAAAATATAGAACTGAGACAATGAAAACGGTGTTTATGGATCGAAAATTTAATAGTGATGAGTTAGATCGTGAGATATTTGAAGATGAGAAAATTGTAATACATAGTACTGATGTTTTATATTATAATAATAACATAATAAATGAAATTAGAGATAAATATGATCATGACTTTAATAGACTACAGAAGATTGTACAATATTACACTTTTAATGTATATACAAACCAAAAATTAAAATATGATTGTAAATTATATAAATTAGAAATAAATGATGATGGTAGAATATATTATAAACCTAATGGAAATGAAAATCCTTATATACATAATCATGTACAAATATATGATAATATTATTACAAAAGAATTCATTGAAAAATTGCTTAGAAAAAGTCAAATAACAATTGATCATGAATTTGAAAATCAAATTGGTATTAATATCGATTTATTAAATTGTGTAGAAGTTACAAAAAATATGTGCTATATTACAATTAGAATAACTTATAATAACACAAATAATATTATTTATAAATCAAGATATAATAACTATATCAATGAAAAACTATTAATTAAAGATGAAGTAATGGATAAATATGTTGATGATATTGAAAAATTAGGTGAAATCAAAATAATAAAAGCTGATCCAGATAATTTTAACAATTATATATATGATGAATTAAATAAGTGGTTAGATGGCTATGGATCGAATAATGTTAATGAAATCTATCAAACTTGGGAAGATTCGAAATATTATAAAGGTTTTTATTTCTTAAAAGATGATATTTGTTTCTTAAAAGATTTAAAATGTATCAATAATGATAAACAGACTAATCCAGAAATGATACGTAGATTTATTAAATATAATGTTGAAGTTAAAATAACTAAAGATAAATTCAATGATGTTATTAATATGTATAGAGGTATATCTATAAAACCTAATATGATTAAAAATTGCACAATATCAATTATTAATAGAGCAAGAGAAGAATGGAAAATGGAAATTGATATGCATTATGCTAAGATATTGGCGATCTTAGGTGCTAGGTATGTTGGTAAAATTAATAAAGAAATATTAAATGAAGTTAAAATAAATAATGATATATATGACGAAAATAATTTAGATATCAACTATACATGGTATGAAAAATTATATGATTTTTGTAAAGAAAAGGTTATTGAAAATAATAAAATAATTGAATTTGGTAGGAAAATAATTAATTCAACTAATGTTAATTTACTCAAAAATTATTCAAGAAAAG